TCCTTCATACCTGATTGTGATATTAGCTCTATACCACTGCCACCACCAACTCCACTTGATAATCTACACACAACACCTCTATCTTTGTCTGCAAAATATTTTCTATTACCAAATACAGCAAAACTTTCAGGATGTGTACCTATACCATATTTACCAGAGTAAGGTGTTATTTGACCTATTACGTTTTTACCTGAAGTTGTTATAGCTTGACCTTCAGCTGTAAATATAGCGTCTTTGTCAATCAAAGCTCTATTAACTTTATTTTCTTGAAATATATTTAAGTTAGTATCTTCTGCATGTAGTTTTTGTATACTACCTTGTGATATATCAACTGCTCTAGTTATATCTTCACCAACAGGAAACTGATTTAATTCATTTATTTTTGTTCTTGAATTATATATACCACTGTGAATTAAAGCATTTGTTCTTTTTTGTTCACCGTACTCTTCATCAACTAAATGAGCTCTAGCACCATAATCTATTTGTTTACCATTAAACTCACCTTTAATTCTTGACTCTTCTACGTGCCATTGGCCATCAGCTTGACCTCCACCATCAACACCACTTGTTAATACTATCGAATTAAAATATGAAATTTCTATAACTGCGCTCATATACTTATTTTTAACATTGTGGACAAATTTGATAACCTGAACCTATTACACCATTATTTATTTCAAACTGAGCTCCGTTGGCATCTACAAAATAACCAGAGCTACCAGCCATTAATCTATTTTGTAATGTAGCATCTATATATATAATATTACCTGTGTAAACACCGTTTTGATCACTTGGAACACCAGTACCTGATCCTTGTATACCATAATATGTAGTTGACATATTATCACAAAACATAGTACAAGCGGTTGTTGCACCACCGTGAGCCCAACCCTGTAAACCGTTAGATGTTGAAGGATTTAATATTATAGTTGCTGTGCCAGTTAAACCACCGTTATCAGTAACTGTTAGCGTTAATGATTTAGAAGTTAGGTTTTGACCAAAGAAACTAGAATAATTAAAAGTATTGTTTGCTGTTAAAACAAATCTACCATTTGGAGATTGTGTTAATGTAAACATACCACTATTATTACCACCTAAACCTTGAGATAAAGCTCCAGATAAACCTGATTTATTATCGTTGTTCGTAGTTCTTGCTGATCCATTTACAGCAGGAACGTAAACTATAAACGTACCGTTAGATGTTGTACTTGCTACTGTAGCCGAAACGCTAGTTGCTGATGGCGCAGTATTTGTTAAGTTAATCGTTATATCTTGAGTAACATACGTTCCGTTACCTTGTATAGCTTTAACTGTTACTACAAAAACATCTTCACTATTGTTTTTAAATAAAAACGTATCGTTTGTTTTTAAATACCAAGTTCCACTATCTAACACAGCTGTAAATCTACCATTTTGATTTGTGCCGTTTGATATACCTAATATTTGAAAAGTTGATATAGTTTGACCACCAGAAGGTGTTGCACTTAAAACCCCTATGGTTGTTCCACTAGCAGCTGATTCAAAGAAACTATCACTTGTGTTACCGTCTATTCTTATATCGCTTGGTGCACCAGTAGTGTTGTTCATTAATAAATTTAAATCATTTACTAAACCACTAGTAGATGTTTCATAAAATATATCAATTTTAGATTCAAAAGGTTTTGTTTCAAAAACAGTTAAATTACTATTGTTTACATGAGGGTATCCAAATGGAAAAGTTCCACTATTAGAAGGATTTATTGAAACGTTTTGAGCGCTTGATGGAGCTGCTAGTTCTGTAAATAAATTTGGTAACTCAGCAACTTGTGGGTTTGAATTAGAATTAAATAAAAACCCGTATGGTCTTAACCTAGATTCAAAATAATTTTTAATATTAGCTTGGCTAGCTAAACCTTGATCAATAGCAGATCCAATGCTTAGTACATCAATATACTCTTGACGAATATCACCAACATTTTTAGATTTTTCAGATATAGCACCTGCATCACCAACAACTTTAGGAAATAACTTTACATCTGAACTTGTTACACCTTCTCTGTTAATATCTGTATCCTTATTTAAAGATCTAGGTATTTTATTTATATTATCACCATATAAAGTAAACCAGCTTTTACCTTTTGTTGTTGTATCAATACTACCTGATATTATTTGTACATCACCACTTAATGTTGTAGATGTTGTACCTTCGGTAGACCAAGAATTACCAGGTGAAAAACCATAAACATTATAATAATCTTGCTCTGTTTGTTTAACAACAAGTTTCCAAGAAAACCAACCATTTGGATTATCAGTAGCGTATGCTTTAACAGCTTCAACTAATCTAGTGTCTTTAAACTCTATATTTAGAGCTTTACCAACAACGCCAGCCTCTGATTGCGACCAACTGTACGAATTATTTGGCCCATGCTCGTGAAAGTTTGTATTTACAGCATCTACAGTATGTGTGTCTGTTAACTCACTGTCTGTATTTGTAGATAATATAACTGGTGATTGTCTACCAAATCTATCTGATAAAACAACGCCAGCTTGATACGTTCTTCTTTGCTTTATATTGTGATACTTATAAGCATTTTTATTATACTGCAGTAAACCAGTTGTTGCGTTTGTTTCGTTAGCGCCTTTAACCTGACTGTTTAATAAAAAGTTTATACCTTTTCTACCGTCTTCATCTGTTGGTAAATCATAACCTAAAGTTAAATTACCATATATTAACCTGTTAGATACTAATTCTTGTGATTTAGATCTAACTGGTATTTTATCACTAACTCTTATAGTTTGTCTTTCTGGTAAAGTTTTAAAAGGTTTTTCAGATTTATAAATATAATCTATTGTTTGCCTATAATATGTTGTTCCAGAAACAGGTGTTATAGAGTATGATTTAAAAGGTGATGATGTTTCTAGCTGTTTTTCGGCTATATTTATTACATCAACTATTTTTATTGATATACCGTCAGACTCTTTTAATACTATTTCTATTGATTTTAATTTTAAATCATTACTGTATGTTGTTCCAGGATCTGAGGTAGCAAACTCGTCTACATTAGGTAATGGTATACGCATTGTAATTTTATCATACGCGTTTTCCATTATATCAACTATTGTTTTTTCAGCAACTGTTCTTACGCTTGTTGAAACTTTAGCTTCGTTTGTGGTGCTATTTGTTTGGTTAGCGTTATATGCTAGTGAACCGTTATTTAACGGTTTAAATACAACTTGAGTAAATGGTGATATTATTGAGTATTGATTATCCTCGTATTTATACCTATAACCAAATCTAACAAACCTGTCTTTTAAATAATCTGATTTTATACCATTTGGATCACTAGGATTTGTTGTTAAAAGAGTTGTTCCATCACCAGCACCACTTGTATTTGTTAAAAAAGGAGCTTGATATGGTGCTACTTTAGCTACAGATATTTTTTCTTCACAATTATAATAGCTAGGATTTTCTTTAGCTAAATCAACATCAATACCTCTTGGTTGATTATAATTGTCTGTAAAAAATAAGTAATTATCTATACTGTTTATACCTGTTATTAAATGGTTTTTACTAAAATTTAAAAAAGGTCCGTTCACTAACACAACAGGTGCATTAGATCCTTCTTTCATTATTATTTTACAAATATCACCATTTGCCACACTTGCTCTGTCCATGTTTATAATACTTTTACCTGTTAAACCAGAAAAAGTAGTTACAAACCAAAATATTCTATTATTGGAAACATCTACATAAGCACCTATAACTTCAGCATTTTTATTATTAAAATCAGATCTCCAACTTTCAGCAACATCGTAAGCTAATTTATTACCTAAAGCATTTTCAATAGCACCTACATCAGAGTCTTCACTGTTTGTTATAAGTATATTTTGACCTTCTCTATATTCGCCTTTTGGCACAAGCCTCTCATCAAGGTCTTGATTCATCTTACCTCTTACGAAAATGTTTTTTAACTGTGGCATTTAATTAATGTTTAATTTGTTTAGACTTACCTCTCATTACTTGAGATATCTCAGATAATTTAAAGTTAGACAACCTTATTTTAGCATTACGCATCGCTGCTTTTCTTTCTTTTCTATATCTGTTTATTATAAACTCAGGAACGCCAGCTCTTGTTGACAATATGTTAAATACTAAACTTTTATACATACCTTCTTCAGCAAACTTATGTATCTTCATCTCATCGTCAGTAGCTAAACCATCAGATAAGTATTTAAAAGTTATACTTCTGTCTTTTAAATCACTGCTAAAGGATATTTTACCATTTAATTCATCTATAACAAAAACCCCGTTATGTTGAGAAACCTCAGGGTCTAATCCATATCTTAAACCTGTATTAGCAACTTTATCAGTGTGATATGTTTGGTTATAAAAATAATCATTAGAATTTAAAGCTCCGCTTACGTTGTGTAAATCAAAGTCTTTAAAATTTTCTGATATTTGAGGTTCACCTGTTAATAAGTTTTCATCAGTAAATAAATATTCATAATCCGAGTCTTGTAAAATCGACTGAGAAGGTTTTGAAGTTAATCTTGATGGATATATTATATGTTCAATACCACCATTATCAAACCAGGATAACCTAACATAGTTTACATAATCTTGAGGCATAGGTATACTAAGTGATGGTGGAACTTCAATTTCTTGTATTTTTTCTATTCTATTTATATCGTAGTTAAATTCTTGTAATATTCTTTTAGCATGAAATAAAACTTCTGATCTTTTTACAGAATTAACTAATTTACCATCACCAACATAACCAACCATAAAGTTACTTACTAAATCTTTTAATGACACATATCTATAATTACCTACAACATCGTTATGCAAAGATATAGTTATAACATCTTCGTTTGCTAAAGTTACTGTACTAGATAAATTACTTGTTATATAATCAACTGTCTTTTTTACAAAAGTTATACTAACGATACCGTTTGCTATTGAAAAAGTATAGTTATCAGATCCTTGAACTTGATTATTTAACTTAACTGTAAAATCAGATATTTTTTTAGGTTTATATAAAAAACCATCAGGAAAAATAAATTTAGATCTTGGTATAGAATTAACTTCAGATCCTTCGCTACCTTGAAATAGTTTTGTTTTATTATAATACTGAAAAGCTGTAGTTGTCTCTAATAATCCCATATCTATTGTTGTTTAATTCTTTGTTGCGCTACTAAATAATCTGCTCCTAGTTTTGTTATAACCTGGTCTTTCATTACAAGACCTGCCATTGATAAAATAGATAAAACTAACGCAGCCTCTTCAGAAGGATGTAGTTCAAAGTCTGTTGATCCTTTTGTGCTTGTGCTGTAAATATCTTCATTTCTTAATGTTAAGACTACGTCTGTAGAACCACCTATTGCTGGAGTGCCAGTATCTTTACTTATAGTTATAGTATCACCAACTTTATAACCTGATCCAGCAGAGTTTATTTTTACGCTAGTTACTGTATTACCATCTATTATTATAGTTATGTTTGCTCCAACACCACTGCCACTTGTGGTAAATCCTGATGTTTCACCAATAGTGCCGCTATAACCTGCGCCAGCAGCATTAATCCCATCAGTAGTATTTGTTGATATTATACCTATACTAGCGTTACCTAAAACTATACCATCAGCTATATATGGATTTTTATCATACACGTTTGTACCAAACGTTGCATTTCTACTATACCCAAACCTAGGATCTGTAGGTAATTTTATATAGTCTATTGATATATCGTCAGACGTAGTAGGCTCTACAACTATTGTAGTTCCACCGTTAGATGTTGTTGTTTTGTAATATACAGGAAAATCTGATGTGGGTTTTGTTAAAGGAGATGATAATATATATGATAATTCACTTTTATCTATTTCTTCTAATGATATTGTTTTGTTTACAATATTTAAGTCTATTAGCTTGTATATATCGTTAGGTAAAACTAAGCTACCAGATGTTAACGTTTTAGTTTGTGTTTTATAAAAAGCCTCTATTCTTTCTTTTGTTTTTTTAGGTAGATCAGCATAACCAGCGTTTGTTCTACCAAATGTATCTAAATTTAACATTTTATTATACTCATAAAAAGATAAATCTAGTAATTGATATTGTACTTGTTTGGCTATTTTATTAAACTCATCAGGAGTTAAAAATCCTCTTTGCTCCTTATTTAAGATAGACAAAACTGTTTTGTATACTGTATTTACGTTTATAGCCATATTTTTTTTTATTTAATAGTCTCAGGGCCCGAAGGCCCGGACTATTTATTTTTACTTTAGTTTCTTTTCTATTGATTTGTATATTTCTATACCTTCATCAGTTTTAAAGAAAGCAGCTAAAGCTGAGTAAGCGTTCTCATCAAAAGGAACAGTTACTATTTTTTTACCTGTTTTTGTCCAAGTAAAAGTTCTTTGATCGTTTGATAACGTAAGTATGCTAGCTTCAACAGCTTTTATACCCATATTTCTAATATTTATGTTGTCATCATTAGCGAGTTCTAAGAACAATTGTGGGTTGCTTTTAGCAAATATAAGTAAATCACGTTTAAGCTCCTTAGATTTCATGCTAGATACCTTAGAACCTAACTCTGTTCTTAATATTGCTTCCATTTGATCAACCTCCATTTGTTGTGCAGCATTTAAAGCTTCAATCTCTAATTCTAATATATCTAAATCTGATTCTGCTTGTACTTCATTATCAACTTCTGCAAACTTTCTATTAGCATCAGGGTGATATAGCGAAAGTAATTTCTGTAATGTTACCTCGTTTTTTGGTACGTAAAGTAGTCCATCTCTAAATATAATATGACCTAATCTTTGAGGTCCTTTCATTTCATCAACGAATACTGTTTTTTGATTTTTACAGTATTTCATTTCTCTTTCATAACCAGCTTCTTCATCAAAATAATATAAATTTTTTGATTTTACTATATGAGTAACTGGTATTTTTTCGGTTGTTAATTGATACAACCTATCTTTTATTTCCCACTGTTTTGCAGCAGGTTGTTTTATTTTTTGTTTCATGATATAATATAATTAAAAAGTTAAAAATAAAGAGGAGGGGTGATACGTATACCACCCTCTCAACTTTATATAGTTATTATCTGAATAATACGAAATTATTCGCAGCTTGAACAACAAGACATCTTTCAGATAGATAATGTACTTCCATAGCATCTAATGCAGAAGTAGCTGCTCCCACAGATCCAGTGATCCATGATTTCATCTTTCTGTCATCAGCTTGTGAAGCTCTATATCTAACGTGTAAGAACGGTCTGTTAATATTCTTGCCCATGCCTTGGTCGTAAACGTTTGTAGTTCCAGCAGGAATTAAAACACCTTCGACTTTACCAACAGTAGCACCATCGTTAATTAATCCTCTTGTAGATTTGTTGTTTAAGTATTTCCAGTCAGATTTGTAGAAGTCATAAGAACCTCTTCTAAATCCGTTGAAACCTAAGTTTAACGCCATATCTTCAGAGTTATTAAATACACCATAGTTAGTACCAGCTGAGTGGTAGTTATTAGCACCAGCTAACATATTATCAAATGCTAGATTAGCAGATCTATCTAAGAAAAGCATGTTTTCTTCAATAGCACCTTGCTTGTCTAATTCACCAATTAATACGTCAAAATCAGCTAAATCATCAGTAGCGCCATCGAACATACCGCTGTCTGAGATCATACCTCTACTTTCAATAGCTTCGAAAAGACCTTCAGTACCAGTACCAGTTACTACAGAGCTAGCATTTTTGCTAACACCTTCAACGACTGACATCTCTAAGTAATCTTCAAATCTTTTTCTTGTATCACCAGCAGATTTTAAATACCATAAGTATCCACCTTGTCCAGATTCACCAGAAACTTCGATCCAACCAATTTGAGAAGCATCAGATCCTGAAACAACATACTTATCTTTAATAATGATAGGTTTGTTGCTAAAAGACTTGAACTCAGCTTCAACTGATTCTTCCATAGCTCCAGTTCCTTTTCCAAAGTCAGAACCGTATACAAAGAATTTAATAACAGCTGTACTTGCAACAGCAACGTTAGCTAAATCCTTAAATGTAGCAGCTCCAAAAGGTTGTAATGTTAGTGTGTTAGTTGCAGCTTCTATACCAGCAGTACATTGTGCTTTTGCAACAACAACATCAGAACCTGTTGTAATTTGACAAACAACTGTTTGTCCTTTTCTTACCGCGTGAGCAATTGAAGAACCTGATTGATTATCAATATCTTTAATTGAGTCAGCAGTAACAACACCACTTGTAGTGTTGATAGTAGCTTTATAAGCTAAATGAAGTCTACCTTGCTCAGACCAAACAACTTGGTCAGCAGTCATAGCTTCTTCTGCACCGATCATACTTAGGAATCCACTGATAGATCTGTCTCCATATCTTTCAACTTCAGCTTCGTATAAATCAGGCAGATATTGTTGAGCCCAACCCTGTCCAGCAGAACTAGCTAAATCTAAATAAGATCCAGTAGTAATGTTTTTAGTGTAGCTTGGTGATACCAAACCACCGACAGCAGGGCCAGTAAAGTTTACACTTGCCATAATTTTTAATTTTTAATGTTAATTAATAGTTTTTAAGTTTAATTTTAAGCTTTGAACTATCGTCACCACTAATAACTCTTACTTTAGTACCAGCAGCATCAACAACAGGAGATGATTGTCTAGCATCCATTTTTATATTTTTTGCTTCACTAGTCATCTGCTTTATTCCATCTGCTTTACCTTGTTCGTAAAAATGATTAGCTATTGCGTCAGCGTTTGATGCTGCAAATAATGTTTTATGGTAGTCACTAGCATTTTTTAAAAATCTTGTTTCATCATCCATGTAAGGTTTAAAGATATTCATAAAATCACTTTGACTTTCCTTAACTTTAGCAGCATCTTTAACATTGTAACGATATTTCTTGTCTCCAATTTTAAAATCAAAACCTTTGAAGTTATCACTAAAAACTTTATCAGTTTCTTTGTTAAAATGTAGCTTTGCTTTTTGCTGTAGTTCACTAGCCTGTTCTTGCTCTTTATTATAACGATTAAAAAAGTCTACTGCCTTTTGTTGTTCTGGAGGTAACTTTGATCCTAACTTAAGATCATCGTAATATTTTTCCTTCATATTTTCCAAATGGCCTCTAGCCTCAGCAACCGCTTCTTTATAAGCAAGCTTTTTACGTTTTATGTCTTTTGGTTCATCTACCTCTTCGTCAAAACTAAATTTATCTTCAATTAAAAAATTAATTTCATCTTGAGTTAAATGACCTTTTGTTTGTTGATAGTAGTTGTTTAATAAAACACCATCATCAAGTTTAGAATAATCCGCGTTGAGTTTGACATAATCCTCTAGCGTTCCACCAGTCTCGTTCATAAACTTCACGAGTTTTTCAACGTTTTCAGGTAGTTCCATCTCTGGAGTTTTTTCTTCAGAAGGTTTTAAATCTTCTATTTTTTGTTCTGTAACTGGTGGCTCTTCAGTTGTTTCAACAACTTCTTCCTCATCAGTTATTTCTTCAATGACAGAAGTTTCTACTTCTTCATTTTTTTCTTCTTTGACGATTTTTTCTTCATTACTTTTTTCGTCATCTTTGATTTCTTCCCGTAAGGCATCTTTTTTGTTTTTATCGGTTTCACTTAAGTTTAACTTGTAAGAACCGTCATCTTGTAGATTAGATTCTTTTTTTGGTTCTTCAGCTTTTGGCTCTTCAACTTTAGCTTCTTCAGCTTTTGTTTCAGTTACCTCTTGCTCAACAACCTCTTCTTGTTTTTCATTTTCCATAATATAATATAATTAAATAGTTAAAAATTATCTTGGCTCAAATTGCTCCAAGTCAAAACCACCTAAGTTGTCAAAGCCAGCAGACTCAAACTTTTTAGCTGGTAAGTTTTGTTTTCTTTGTTGTATCATGTCAGACTGCTGACTAGCTTGTATTCTAGTTCTTTCGTCTTTACGATCTTCTTTATACTTATCTTTATCATTAATCACTCGCATTTCCTGTTCTTTTAACCTCATGTTAAGCATAAATTCAAACTGCATTAATTCTTTTTTAATTGCAGCTTCTTTTTCCATTTTTTGTATATCAAATTGAGCTTGAGCTTCTGCTATTTGAACTTTACTAGCAGCTATACCTTGTTGCTTCTGCATATCAGCAGCGGCAGCGGCTTCTGCAGCTTGAGTATTTGATTGAGTTTGAGCTTGAATATTTTGCAATTGATTAGCTCTATCAGTTTCTTGTTTTTGTTTTCTTCTTAATTTTAGCATTTGGTTTGCTAGTTTAAGATTTTTTATTTCTCTAATATCAATAGCATCTTCTAAATGTATTTGTTCTTTTTGTAAAGCTATTTGTATATTATTTTCTAACATTTGTTTTTCTTCTTCATCAGGCATTAAATCTAAAAATATACCAAAATCATGTAAATGAAGTTCTGATATTTCGTCAAGTGTAGCTACATTAAATCTACCTAGAGAATTTATGAACTGGTTTCTGCTATTTGAATATTCTAATACATCTGATATTCTAAGAGATATACACTCAGCTAGTTTTAATGTTAAATATAAACCACCTTGTAATATATGTCTAGTAGCTGTGTTACTATTAGCGGCGGCTAACTTTTGAACACCTACTAAAGCGTTTCTATCTGGTATACTAGCATCTCTTGCTTCATTTAATCCCGTTACATCTCTCATCATTTGCATATAATGATTATAAGAGTTTATCAAACTAGCTAATTTAGCATTACCAGAACTTGATTGTAGTTCTTGTATAGGAACTTTACCTTGATTAAAATCACCATCTTGAGTCATTGATCTACCAATTATACTACCAGTTTGGAAGTACATATTCAAAGCTTCTTGTGGATTATAATTTGTACCATTACCTAAATCTATTTCAGCAAGACCATCAGCGTCTAAATAAACACCATCAGGTACCATACGTGATAAAACTTGTTGTAACTTTAAATGAGTTAACTGTATCATATCAGCAAAAGTAGTCATACGGCTAACTAAAGACTCAGCTTTACCTTTGTATATTCTAGGCGCAACTAAATTATAGGACATGTGGCACTTAGTAATATTTGAATCAGGTCTAGTCATGTTTTCAGCCATACCCCAGTCTAACATTTTATCATAACCAATAATTTTAGCGCCACAATATAAAACTTCAATAGCTCTATCTACTTTTTTAAACCTAGCTCTTGAGTCTTTTGGTGGGTTAAATTGATCGTCCTTTTTTAAAGCTTTATCAGCACCACTAGAAGTTTGTTTTATTTTGTATGTTTGATTTTGATACGTTTTATACTCAAAATACATTATACTTATTGAATTATCTTGAGTTTCTCTAGGTCCATTATAATTGTTATATACTTCACTAGCAGCTCCAGATTTTTCTATATCTTTTATATCTTCATCAGTAAGATAAGGATATTGTTTTTTAAGTTCTGTTATAGTTATTTTTTTAACTTCACCTACATAATAAAGATCTTCAAAGTATGGTGATTCGCTATAAGAATAAACTATATTAGCAGGATCAACATACTCTATTTTAATACCTTCAGCTGTGTTAAAAGTATTTTTAACACAAGCTATACCTAAAACACATATATCATAATCTAATCGTTTTTTAATTAAATCATAATCATTTAAATCCATAACGTTATTTAACGCTTCTTCTTCTGCTATTTCAATACTTTGCTTGTAGTCTAGCTGCATGTGTAAAGATAATTCTTCATCATCGTTAGGTAGCTGACTAGGATCGTTGTTAAACGCAGGTATACCTAATTGGGACTCAACAGCTTCATAATACTCTCTGTTGTTTATGTCTTTTAGCATGCTCTTGACATACTCTGTTCTTTTTTGAGAAGAAGACGGATCTTGAGAGTAGGCTTTTAATTCATATGTTCTATCAGATATACCATTAACTACTATATCTATAAATTTAGGTATAATAGGTACTGGTTTCCAGTCTAAATTTAAATAAGATAAATCACCATTTATAGATAATTCATCTTTGTACTTCTGTATACTTTGCTCGCCTCTAGCATATAATCTTAAATCATTATATCGTTGTCTAGAATTGTAGTATTTTGTTGAACCAGAATCTTTTTTAAACCATTCGTTTTCTATAGCACGACCAACTTGGGTGCCATACTCCATGCTGGATTTTTCTGCATCCGACACAGCGTGACTTGGAAAAGAGCTTTTTGGTTTTGTTTTAAATGCCATTTATTCTATAATTTTCGATGTTGTTCCTTTATTGTTGTATTTAGATAAGCCAAATTTAACTGCTAAAGTTGATTTATCTGCAACGGGTTTGTATAAATTTTTATTACAAGCCATTATTGCTAAGCCAGAACTTATGGTAGCATCGTACTTAGTTCTGTTATTTATGTTAAACTTAGACCAGTCGTTTAGTGTGTTGTTAAAATACATATCACCACAGCCTAAACCCTCGTTTAAACCAACATATTTTTGTATATACGTTTCTATAGCAGCCGCGTGAGCTTGTTTTATATCTTCACTTGAATTAGGTATACCACCTATTTCTTTTTCTGCTGCCGATAATTTATTCCATATTTTATCAGGTCTGTTCATAGAGTATCCTCTATATCCTCTACGTTTTAAATAATATAATAACCTTGGTTTGTTATTTTCAGCAAGTAATGGCATGCCATAAAATACTAAAGCCATTAAAACATCTTCAAAAAATGTTTCTGCTGTTTGAGGTCTAGCTATATACTCTAAAAAAAAGTGGTTAGGTGGTGCATCTTCCATACTAAACTTAGTTAGTCCATGCAAAGAACCTTTTGAACCTTTATTATCTACAGTACCTGATATGTCATAGCTATCACAACCAAAAGCACCTATGTGCTCGTTACCTGGATATTTCAATCCGTTTTTAAATATAATATTATTTTGTAAGTTATAACCTGGTATCCAGCTTACTAAAAATCTACCTTGTGAGTCTGGATAAAATATAACTTTTGTATCTTGTACTCCACTATCCCATTTAAAGCTACCTTTTGTAATCATAGAGGAGTTTTTAAAATCATTGTTAAAATCTATTTGTTCGTAAATTTTAACTAGATTAAATATACTATTTTGAGTTTCATCTCTAAATGCATGATCCTCTGTTCTTGGAAACTGCCTGTAAAATTCATTTAAAGCATCTTGATCATTTTTTAAACCATCTGCTTCGTTTTGCCAATGATCAATAACACCTACGTCAATAAAGTCGTTGTATGGACCTTTAACCTCTTCTTGTGGCGTTTCGAATACAGGTAATCCATAAGAATCAATGAATCCTTCGTAGTTCCACTCCATAGGTATGAACAAACTATATAATCCCGAGCTAGTCTGTCCATTGCGGTTTCTTTTTGTAACGTCTGAGTCATAATATATTTTTTTAAAATTATCACCACCTTTGTCCAACGCATTACTTGTAGAACCCATCATACATTTACCAATAATTCTACTACCTAATCGTAGTGTTGTTTTTGTAACCCTCCAGTTATTTAAAATATTATTTGGCCTTTCCCATTTACCACTTTCATCGTGAACTAGTAGCTTTAGTTTTTCACCATCATAACTATTATCACCTGTGTTTTTCCAATCAATAGTTGTGTCAAGACCTTCAAGCTCATCGTCACTACTACCTTGTTCTATTTTTCTTCTAGTTAGTTTACTAGCTGGAACTCTATATGCTAATTCTGTTTTAGGTCGATCCATACCATCTTGGATCGGTTTAAAAAAGAAAGGATAATTTACTGATATAGGTACAACCTTGTCAGTAAACATTTTTTTAGCATCAGGACCAGTTTTTGAAAGTATACCATATCTAGCATCACTAGATATTGTAGCTAAATTAACTGTTTCGCCAGAAGCCATAAAAGAAAAACCAGATCTTCTGTTTTTTAAATAACACATACCATAACATCTACTATCAGCTTTACAAGCTTCCCAAAATATATAAAATAATCTATTTGCTTCTCTAAAATCTGGTTTACCCACATCTATTTTACTCCATTGTAAATACATGTAGTGTGTTCCTGTTAAGTATGTTGGGGTTTTTTTATTATAATACCAAAAGCCTTCTTCTCTTCTTTTAAATTCTTCGTCTATATAATCTATATATTGACTTTTGAAACTATTAGGGTATTCTTTCCAATCAAATATTGTTTTGATTTTTTGTAGTGGTTTGGGCTGTTCTGTTACTTCCCATTTATTGGTTTTAAACTTGTGTATATTTTTTGGTTGCTTTGGTAATGCTATCCGCAGATTTTGTATTTCATATATTTCACCAATTTCACCAGTTTTTGATATAATGACAATATCATGTTCTTTATTGTATCCATATTTCCATTTTTTACTTTTGTTAAGCCTTTTTATGGTATTGATTTTTATAGGCTCAATAACTTTATATAATGTTTGATTATACATTACTTAGATCTTCTTTCTGCAAAACCTTTAAAACTATTTTTAGTTTCTAAGGGTTTGTCGTTCAATATAGCTTCTTCTTCTTGTATTCTAGTTAATATCTCAAAAGCATCAAATATAGCTAGCTTTTTAGTTGCAGCTGCGTTTTTTAATCTATCAGCACTAATATCATCATCACTGTCAACTATAGGTTCTTTTGCAACCTTAATTAATTCGTCAACTGCTTTTTGCCCAGCTTGGATTATATTTTTTTTCGTCTCCTTGATATTCATATTTAATTGAAATAAAATTGTTGTTAATTTTATACAAAAGCTCATTATCTATAATAAACTCATGTTCTATATTAGGTCTAAAACCAACTAAATCTCCTTTGTTAAAAACACCATCAGTATACCTAACTATGCCAACATTTGGTTTTTCTATACTGTTTTTAAATTTATCTTTATTAATTATAGGATAAACAAAACAATAACCATCTACAGCAACCCATTTTTTATTTACTTTATATAAATATATTTGATCTAAATTACAATGATATAATTCGTCATTTATATAATTACCACTATTAGATCTTTTTCCATTAGCATTATACCACTCTCTAAAAACATTATGATGAACAATTATTTCGTCACCTTTTTTTATATTTGTTTTTATAGCCTTAGGTGTTGCTAAAACAATAGCTTGTCTGTTAACATTTAAATGATTAGATATATTAGTATTTAATATAAGATTATCATTACTATTGTTATATCTTTTTCCTTTAGGTTTAATTATAAAATTAAACAAGCCTTGCATTAATATTCTAAATTATATTCAACCGCTATAGCCATGTTTTTGTTAAAGTCTTTCCAAGGTAAAATACTATTATCTTTTTCAATAAAAATACTAAACTTAGTATCTGTTTCAACTATTTCAGAAATTGTATGCCCTCCGTAGACCTCTTGACCCACGGAGTAGTGCATAGCTTCATTCTTGTAGTCTTTACCTATACTAATCTTTCTTATCAGATTCATTTTCTTCTATAGGCTTTATAGTTCCATCTTGAAGATTTACAGAAACTTTCCCATATTTTTCCTCAAGTTCGTTTTGAAGTTTTAATAACTCATTTTGAACAACTTTAACTTGATCAATACCTGCGTTTTTTTGAACTTCTAAACCACCAATTTGCATTTGTAAATTGTTGATTTGAGTTACCTTTTCTTGAACTGATTTTAATTCGTCATCAGTAACTTTGTTTACATCTTGAGCGATGTCTTCTACTTTTACATCTTTTTCCATTTTATTAAATTTAATTTTGTCTTGCTATTAAGCGTCAGCAAGATCTTTACACGCATCTGTTACTTTTAAAGCTGCATAAGCCTGAGCAACATCATTTTTAGCTGATGAAGTGTGTTTAGGCGTATAAATGCCAGTTATCTCATCAACAGGACTAAATGGATCAGCATCTTTGCTTGCCTTGTCTTTATATATACTAGCTGTATATGTTCCATCTAATCTTTTTTCAATTGATTCTTCATAAACAGCCGGATCTTTTATTGTTCCGTCTTCGTTATATGTAGCTTCAGTTTTTAATTCTGCCTTGTTTTGATATGAACAAGAGCAAAAAGCGTCTTTTACAACTATATAAGCTTCGTTAATTTGTATACCTTTCCATACGAAGTTTCCTTGTAATGCCATTTTTTTAATTTTAAGTTATTTCTATGTTTATATTATTACGCTATTTTCACGGTTTTTACCTATGGGCTTTCACCACCACCACCGCCTCCACCTGGAGGAGGGGGTCCACCGCCACCTGGTCCACCACCACTACCAGCAGACTGGAAAATAGATGTAGTCAATGTAGTTGTTGAATTTGCGTCTCCAACCCCACCACCAAACGTACCTATATCAAAAGTTACAATTATGTCACCACCTCTAGAACTACCACTATTAGATCCTACTGTAAAAGTAACACTACCGTTTCCCGTGTCTTTATTACTAGCTCCAAAATTACCAGATGTTATACTTACCCAAGATGGTTTACTAGAAACATACCATGTTGAATAAGTAGCGTGTACAACACTTATTGTTGTTCCAGTTCCACCATTGCTTCCAAAACTTTGAACCGCATTATTAGTGCTAGGTAAAATATCATGATGATACTTATAAAATTCACTCATAGCGTGTGGAGCTGTAGTATCTGGTTTGTTTTCATTTAAATTAGTAAGAGTTATAGTACCATAAGTTCCATTTGATAATTGTTGTAACGAACTATTAGCGGTATTACTAGATCTTCCAAATTCTGTGTTTAAAGTATTACTACCTGAACCACCATTACCTATTGATATTGCTCCTGATGCTCCTATTGCCATTACTTAATTTGTTTTTTAAGTTGTTCTACTTCAGCTGTTAATTCTTTTACAGCTTCAATTAATACACCAACTACGTTACCATAAGCTACAGACTTTAATCCTTTTTCGTCTGTTTCTACAACTTCTGGTAATATTTTTTCTACCTCTTGAGCTATAACACCTATTTTAGTAGATTTATCTTCTGTGTCTTTTCTATTATAACTAACACCTCTTAGTTTTGTAACTTTATCAAGAGCATTGTCAATAGTTTTTATATTTTCTTTTACTCTTTTATCAGAAAATGCTATTACATCAGAAGTTGCTCTAATAGTTCCAGAAACATCTAGCGCATAACTAACAGTACTAGTACCAACACCTAGCGTACCACCAACAAGCATGTTACCGTTACTAAGGTTAACAATAACTTTTTTATAAGCTGTTCTTGCAGTACCACTATTATTTCTAAATGTTTTTGTTCCTAAACTTCCTGTAGCGTTACCAGCTGTAAAATGTATTTCATTTGCACCATTTTCAGCACTTATACCCCACTCAACATGCGGCTCATAATCTGCA